TGAAATCAGCAAGCAGTTGTCGCTCATTGGCAAACGCCTTTGCTGGCGGGTCAAACTCAACAGTCTTCTGACCGCTTGGGTGATTCTTACAGGGGATGCTGGTAACTAATCCCGGCTCAACATCAGGATGGTGAAGCCAAGTAAACATTTTACCAGTATAGGAATCATAGGCACTGAGGATTGTAACTTCCTCGGAATCCATCTTCCACTCACCGTCAACATACCATACCCTGTGTTCATAATTAGGATAGGGTTCCTTGGTCTTGAGCCTATCATTCAATACTTGGTTAGCAAATGATATACTACCTTCCCATGTATGATTAGCCCGAACCCATTGTCTGCGGTCATACTCATTTCTGAAATATACCTTGGTTAATTCTGTACCATACACTCCCTTGAAGCCATGCTCAACCCTAACTAAACCATATTCGTCAGTCAGTTTTTTAGTCGGCACGAAGCAATAAGGGTAGGTCTCAATGACCTCCTGTATGCGCTCCAATGTCTCCGGGTCACGCCTTCGTATGGTAATCTTACGACCACCGCTATGTGCTACTTGCATACTATTAAGTATGCCTCGCCACTATATAGGTGTTCGCCACATTATTCAAATGTCAAACAAGCCGGAACGGACACCACGGCCCCTCGTCCTGATGTCAAAACGCTTGAGCCAGTTGTTGATAGTCATAGGCGTAACACTACATTCTAATGCCATGCTATCCATAGACCTACGCTTGGTTACATACTCTTCGTGCAACCACGCCTCACTCTTGTACTGCTCATTCTTTTTTCTTCCATCTTCCTTTCCGCATTTACTACATTTCATTATATCAATCTCCTATAATATGCTCTATTTCTTTGACCTTTTCGACTAGATAGTATACCGTATCTCACCATCATAGTTAGTAATGCTCCTACTCTTTGGGATGAAAGGGAAATAGCACTATTGCCAATGGGGTTATATTTATCAGCACAAATCCTAATCATCTCAGTTGTACACTCTTCACCTATATCCATCCCAAAATACACACTACAGGCCATTATACCCCTTAGTCTCTTATTCCTTTGCTTTCTATAAAGAAACTTATAGTATATGGGGTCTGCTAAAACCTCCTCATACATCTCGAATGTAACACCCTTGGGTGTTGTCCAAAAATTACTCTTTTTCATTAAAGAGCCTCTTACCATCAAATAACACCTGCTTGGAATACCCAATCGCCGTTAGCGAAGGACATAATCAAACGAGTACCTTGTCCTTCGGGACTGAAGTCTAAGAATGCTAGTGACACATCGCCTTTGTAGTATTTTACAATGTTTTCCAACCCACCCTCAAAGATGGCACTAAAGTTATCGTCACTGTAACCCTTATCAATTACTGTTTCAGTCAACCCCTTGAAGTGGTCGCCAACAGTAACAGTTACTTCACCATCAGTCAAATTAAATGTATAGCGATTTAGTTTCTGCCCATTCATTGAGTCACATTTTAGTGCGTCATGTAGGACTTCACTAGATAACTTGAATGTAGCAAATGGTGAACGGGTCTTACCGTCTGCCATCTCATATACATTACCCTTTATCTGAGCCGCCCTTTCGACACCGTTCTTATGCCACGCTAATAGGTTTAATTGACTGTTGGCAAATGCTTTAGCCGCCAGTCCACCTACCAATGTAGTCTGTTTCTTGTTAGATTTAATAAGAACCTTAGCAGTTTCATTGTTATATGATAGCGTTACCATCTCACCATGATACTTGAGGACTCCTATGAGCCTATCAATGTCAGGTACTGGTACACTATCCTCGTCTTCATCGTCACAGGTGAAAGAGAAGCGAGAAAGACTTGTCTTCCCATCCTTAACAATACTGGTTGTGGAGAGTCGCTTGTCACCCAACACTAGAATACAACCTGTTACTTGTGGCTGTGTCTTGCTGTTGACTGACTGTTCCCTCTTCGTCACAGATAGTAATTGTAATAATAAATCTCTAGGTATTTTCATAATATCACTTCGCTTCACGGTGTAATAAAGTGTGCGCTAAAAAGCCACCCTCTCTATTCTGCATGTCCTGTAATTCGTTAACAGCATCCCATAGTTTACCCACCATAGAAAACCGGCCCATCATATCATCAATGTCTTGCTCGAGTCGAGCAATTTTACTGTGAAGTACCTTGATGTCGTGTTCACACACTTCTTTCATCTTTCAACTCCTCCACTGGACTAGACCAGTCCAAAGGCAGCCCACTCCAAGTGACTTTGCCACTATCGACATTGAGAACCTCGTAAGTTTTACCTAAGTGTTCCATGTTTCGACCCTTCATCTCTTCGATTTTGGCTCGTATAGCAAACTCTCCGTCTTTCAAAGCCTTGTCTGCTTCAACACCCGCTGACTTGTCACCTTTCTTAGTGTATCGTCTTAGGAATATCTGCTGGCTCACGAATCTTTGTGTTCCGTTAGCCCACTCAACCTTTTCGCCAACCTTCATCAGTGCTTTGGTACCGTCGCCAATATCCATGTACTCTTGATTGTCCTTCAGGTGGAAGGTATAGAAGATGTACGGAATTGGTAGTGCTGTCAAGCGGTCAAAGACACCCTTGTAAATACTATTGCGCTCCCGCCATTCCTTCTGATTGAATCCATCACCACTGTCATTAATAATTCCACGGCGGATTAGTCTATCTGTCATGACAAACTCACACCACTTGAGGAATGTTGAACCACCGTCGAAGATAACTGCGCCAACTTCTTCAGTAGACTCAGCCAAGAAGGATGCAAACCATTCAATCTTGTCAACAACTGCCATCCAATTAGTAGTATTATCTTCATTCCACATAGCCTCATCCAATTCATCAATGATTGGGATAACCCTAATACGGCTAGCGTCAGCCGCCCCGGTGGATATGAGATACTCGACAGTATTCTGAGCCGAGTTATCACAGTCGATAACGACTACTTGTTTATCGGTATGGGCCAACGCTAAATCAATAGCAAGCCCTGTCTTAGCGGTGTTCTCCTTACCAACCAATGCCATACGGATTGGTGCCATCGACTCACGCTTGAGGTCGAATAACTCACGGTAATGCTCAACCCCAAATGAGGGTCGGGGTGCCACCGTCTTTGAGGTATCTGTTCCGGCCCAAGCCATCAGTCCCAGCCTCCTTCTCCACTAGGTTCTGCTGCTGCTGCCATAGATTCAGCACACCACCAACCAGTAACGGCGAGTTTAGCCTCGTCGTCACGGCTCATGTATGGAGAACCGACAAGCATTAGTGTACTACCAACTGCGAAGTCAACCAAATGCTCATGTGCAGCAGTAACATAGATGTCAACTGTACCTGCGGTAGACATAATATCCAAGTCGCCAGTAGTAACGATGTAACCACCGTTGTCTCTTGGGTCAATGTGAATTACTTCTACGATAGCGGCTGCCAAAGCATCCCAGCGTTCCTTGTCAGACAGTGTGCCGACATACGCTTCGATGTCCTGAAGTCCACCCTCAAGAGTCTTGATTTGACTTAGGCCACCAACTAAGGTGTCCGGTGCATCACTAAAAGAATCTTGTACGGTATCATCACGGTTGAATACTGAAACCCCAGCCTTACCATACGATACATCAGCGTTTCTTGCTGGACGCATAGCAATAGTACCTGCTACGAATGTAGGGTGCTGTTCCTCGGCAAGTACGCCGTTAAATCTCATAGATAATACTCTCATATCATCAGTACTACCTTGCTTACGACCAAGGAAGAGACAAGTCCTGTCCTTCTCAGTTAGTGGGCGTGGTTTACCGTACTTGAAATTAGCACCGCCGGAAGGGAAGGTTGGATTTTTATTGTCCCATATAAGATGGAAGTGCATTCCATTACCCGCATCATAAACGCCCTTTGGTAGTGATTCTATTTCAGTAGTAGCACCGCCGGATTCAAAAGCCGCCTGTTGTGCTAGTGAAGGGTTGTAACGCTTGGTAAATGTACCATCGTTATTATCCTCATAAAGAATAATGTTACCCTCTTCGATAAGTGTTTCAATCACAGTCTCATTACCTTGAGAGAGTGTGGTTGCTGCCTTTTTGTAAGCCAATTCAGCCCAGTCTTTGTAGCGTGGTACGCTAATGAACATGCCTTCGTATAGTGTAGCACCGCTACGCTTTAGTCTTTCACTTTCACTTTTAATCTGCCTACCTGCTATTCTAAGAGCGTTCAATCCGCACTCATCTTCAGTCTTTCCAGCGTCAAGCCATACATTACGGTTCTCGGATAGAACGGTGTCCATCCTAGAGCGTACTGCTTCCTCGCTTGCGCCTATGTTCTTGCTAATTCTGTCTATCATTTGGTCTATCTGTACCATAATTTTCGCCTCAATATATCCTTACCCTCGCCAGTACTTAACCCTTGTGCCCTGCCAACCTACGGCAGAAGTCCCACACTACATAGTGTGCTTCGACACCCGAGATTAAATCACGGTGCGCCTGTGTTGCGGCTTGAACCAACTTCATTTTGCTGGCTGCTTTGGCGGGAGAATCAATACCGTATCTGAACACGGCATCTATGGTTTGTCTGAGGTTAGAGGAGCCCATCAATTTGACTGCTTCCTCAACCTGCTGTTCCTTCAAACATAGATTAAGAATAGCGTGAGCATCAACGGCTGGTTGACCCAACCCAAGTAAGAATGCCTCACGGTCTGTTTCGGGAATAGAATGGTATGCTTGTAGTGAGTTGATTGCATTACGCAAGTCACCATTGTTAGCGTCAACTATTGCATTCAAATCCTGAGTTGGACTTTTGAACCCTTCCGCTCCGTCAATATGACATAGGCGGGTGAGCATGTTTTTCTGTTGTATGGGTACAAAGGTTCGCACTTGGCAACGGGATTGAAGCCAAGGACTAATCTTGCTTAGGTCATTACATGTTAGGATAAAGAATCCTTGAGCATCTTCAATGACACCCTTGAGTGCTGACTGTGCGGCAGGTGTAAGTTGGTCTGCCTCATCTAAAAAGTATATGGTTTCGTATTGGCCGAGCCTAGTCATAGGTGCCAACTCCTCCTCGATAAACTCGATACCACGCTGACGCTTGGATGAAGCATTGTACTGATGTAATTCATACCCCAAACCCTTTGCTAAGATATGAGCCATTGATGTCTTGCCTGTACCCGGCTCGGGTGAATAGAATATGTAATGTTGTAATTCAGCAGCACCATATAAAATGTAATTCATTTCCTTTACAATGTGTTCCTGTCCCTTGAAATCATCAAGGTGCGTAGGTCGGTGCTTCGTCGCCCATACTTCTCGCATGGTTTACATTAGGTCTCGCCAGTATATATTACTGTCGGACGCAAGATATACAGCGGGCCACGGTTTCGTCAGGCATTATCCTTGTACGCCCACAGTCCATACACTGTACTGCTCTACGCCTTTCGCTTGGAGTCATAACAGATATTGTCCTTGTTAGTATTAAATCATCCTTAGTTTGAATAGCCTTGCGGTCAATGTCAAATAACATGTGGTGAGTATTGATACCGCTTGTCATTTCGACCTTCTCACGACCGACGATAACAACTTGAGGATTCTTCGACATAAGAGCAGACAGGCTGTTGGGAGAAGGAACATTCTTAACACCTTTGTAATTTTGCAGATGATATGCTACCTGTTCCCGAGTACATGCTCCATGCTTCAATAGTATTTCTACTATGGCTCGACGCACTCGCTTGTTGTTATTGTTGGCTGACACAGCCTGTCTTATGAGTGTTTGGTATTTGACCCTCACTCGTCAATGTTCATCCACATAGCAGCCATACTTATGTCGGAGTCGGGGGTTTCATCAACCACCCCACCCCTCAATTCAGTTAAGTATTGGTCAGCAGAATGCTGTTCCCTGCTAATACCTATTGGCTCAGGAAATCCATCCCATGTAGTTATAGCGATGTAAATAAAATGCACTATTATATAAGCGAAAAATACAGCACCTGCGCTCATACGCCCCACTCCGCAGTAGTGTCACTGTTCTGAGTAATTACTACGCTACCGTAAATATAAGCCCATACCTCACGCTTGTTACCGGAGACAGGGCAGTTAATATAAATCCTATGACGCTTGTAAAGACCATAGTCTACACCTTCCAGTGCATCAACTACCTCTAATACATCGTCGTCAACTAAAAATACTTCACCTTTAACCGCCTTGTTGGACGGGACCATAGCGGGGAATGCTCCTAAATTAAGAAGTCCCCATCTCGGGTCGGTTTCATAGTCACCTAGGTACCGGGAATCCCCCAGTAAGTCATGGTTTGCTTCGCTTCGTTTTAATGTGCCGTACACAAATATCTCATTCATAGCCATTGTATCACCTTCTGTTGTTTGATAGGCAAACCTTTGGGTAATGTGTCCGGCTCATCCCTACGGATGGCATTAGACACCATGATGTCATTATTCAGTATGACCCCCAAGTGCTTGTCTGATTTCCTCATGTCACCCGGCAGTATATAGTTATTATTGTGTGACTTCTCGGGCCACTTGAAATTAGAAATCGGGTAGATGGCATACGCCATAACTGCTCGAGTATAATCATCATGCAAAGTAAATCGACACTGTGCCAGTAGCCGACCCACCTGCATGTTATCCACATTAGCCTTGACAAACGCATTCATCAGTGTCAGTGGTATGGGTTTGAGGAGAGTAAGTGCCCGGTCCCTATTAGTCCAACATAGAGCCGCACGAATAGAGCGACTGAAATCCTCACGCTTAACCTTGAGTGACTGGTCTACAATAACACAGTCCTCACTGGCAGCAGTTAGTTTAGGTACCTTATCAACCACCACTACAAGGCGGTGGGATATAATAGGCGACCAGTATATAGCATCTGCTTCACCAAAGGACTTGTTATGGAGGATAAATGTAGTGTCCGGGGCTGTCGGTGGGACTGTAATGTCACCATACATAGTTATGAAATTACCCTTACGGTACTTAGCATCATCATTAGTGTATATTATTATTCCCATTGTACCAACTCCGTGTTGAATGCTAACAACCAAGCGGTGAAACGACGCATCTGATGGGGCGTTAATTCCCACACCTCACGCACACTCTTAGTCGAGAGTATGTAATCAGCAACGAGCCATTCATAACCATTACCTTTAGAAACAATTCTAAGGGTCAATCCGTCTGCCGCCATAGCCTTCGCTAATGCGGGAAACTCATGCTCATAAATCGGCCTTGTGTTCAGCATCTGCTTCGTCTTGTTTCGCCAGCCTCTCAATTTCATACCTCCATTTCAACCATTCTACTGTGTCATTAAGCCACGCCATATTATAAATGTGTTGGGAACAGTAACCCTTTGTTGGGTCAGTTAACTCAGCCTTACAGCCGTTCACCCTACAACGCTTCAATACTGGTCCCAACCTATTTCCTTTAGGTATAGAAGGTCAGCAGCATATTCGTACACTGTATAACCGCCACCGCCACCGAGACCACGGACCGGGCCTGAAACTTCTCGCAGCATAATACGCTTGTCTAATCTCAAAACGCCAGCACCTTGATTGGTAGTAGGTATAGCCTTGAAACGAAGACCGTCCCTATTCCTTAACTCATTATTGATTTGAGATAAAATCATAGGGCCATTGTTAAACAGATGCCTTACGACAGCATCACGCCACCGAGGGTGCTTCAACTTCATTTAACCCACCTCAGTACATTGAAGAAAACTCTTGAGTTTCTATTGAGTATCATTCTTTATTCCTCCAATTAATCTTTTCAATGTGGTATTTACTGCCACTTCATTTATGTCGCATCCTATGAATCTTCTATTCAGTTCTTTACAAACTACTGCCGTAGTCCCGCTACCCAAATAGAAATCTGCAACTAAATCCCCCTCGTTACTGCTTGTCTTTACTATTCTTTCAATCAGTGCCTTCGGTTTCTGTGTCGCATATCCAATTCGTTCTTTAGATGTGGGTTGAAGATGTTGCATTTCCCACACATCATGTAAAGGAACCCCTTTGTTTTCTTTTTGGCGTTTAATGTAATTTCCATTCTCGTCTTTCAGCCTAACAAGTTTACCATCAACGACTCCCCTCACTGTATCTTCAATAGTGTCAGGTTGAGAATATCCTTGGTATTGTATGTTGAAAGTACCTTTACCTTTAGAATAAAACAGTATTACATCGTGCATTTTTTGATAGCCATAACTAACATTAGACCATCTTTTATACCACCAAGATATTTCATTTCTAAAACACTTATACCCGAATATATCATCCATGATACATCTTAACCAATGGTTTATTCTTGTGTCCATGTGTAAATAAATGCTACCATTGTCTTTCAAAACACGGTGCATTTGAATTATTCTTTGAATATAGTGTTCCTCAATATCTTTTTTAGTCGCTTTAATATCTTTATAGTCTTTGAAATCCTTTCCTGTCCCATATAATATGTCACAATAGATTAAATCTATTGATTCACTTTCAAGAGAGAATAGTAAATCTAAGTTATCTTGCTTTACTATATCAATACCAATCATTCAATCACCTCAAACTCAGCCTCTTGTACATGCTGCGTTGGTGCGGTGAAAGTAGCAAGACGCAATTGTATTTGGTCTAAGTATATTGGTTCACTCTTGAGAACATCAACTAGAATGCCCATCATATGCTCGACCTTACGGTCAGCCAACAGGAGTTGTGAGTCAACACCAATCTCCTTCTTGAGTTGTCCAATTAACTTGAGGAATCCTTGACCCTGATTGAGTAGTTTGGTTGCGTCACCAATCCATTCAGATGTTAGACCCTCCGTTTGTTTGCGAGCCTCTAACTCACCAACCCATGAGACAAGGCGTTGTGCCAAGTCCTCGGCTACATTGAGAGTGGAGATTGATTCATCCCTCATCTTCTCCATGTGTGCCGCTTCCATCGGGTCGTATTCTAAATGCTCATCCATGTGAGTCATGACTGTACCCACGGGCCATTGGTTTTTTGTTTCAAGGAAGGTGGGGGTAGTCAACCCTTGATGTACCTTGACTTCCAAGTCACGACGATTACCTACATTACATAAAGCGCAGCCGTCAGGAGTTAGTACCCATTCAAGGGCGGCTAAGAAATCCGTGTCGTCTGTCTCATCATTAAGTCTGTTCTGTATCTGTCGTCTACTCTTCATCTTCAATCACACTCCATATTAGTACTCGGTAAGTATTATCAGAAGAGTTAGTTTGCATGGACTTGTGTCCTGTGAATCGCTTATCTACCCTTAGTAATTGTGTTGCTTCATTAGTATGTACTGCTCCTTTGAAAGCGAATGGTCTACCGTTCTTCTGCACCACACTTTCAATCAGTTGTGCTGCGGATGCAGGGCCATGTTTCTTTATGTAATCGTATGCTGCATCTCGCCAAAATATCTTTCTCGTTTTCATTGTACCCTCTCCACTGTTGCTTTTGCTGGGGCCACTGTCGGTTGTTGATGTCCGATAAATACGGACACCCCCTTACGACCACGACCACTCGTTTCACTACGCTCCTCACTATACCACGACCGTATTAAAAGATTATCCTCTACCCAGCGTTTCGCTGCTTGGTAATCCCCATTAGTAATCATGCGGGCTACTTCTTTGAATAGTACACTACGAGACAATTGGGTATTCCAAAAGGCCATCTTGATTAGAAGCAAGTCTCCATCCATTACATTACGGCGCATTCGTAGACAATCATCTAATATGGTACGCAGTTGGTCGGTCATTTTAATCTCCAACTTCTCGCCACCCTTGTAGTGTGGTGACATGATAGCGTAACCAATAGCCAATCGGCGGAACAGGTCAGCCTCATGACTACGGACTTCGGGTTGGAATAACCATTCATTGAATGCTTCATCAAACCATAGTCCGGTAGGTGGATTTAATATAACTTCCATAGTCCTGTCTGTGAAAAATTGTTTGATGTCTATTGTCATATCAGCCAACTCCAAACGCTCCTCATTAGTCATGCTGGCTTGTTTTGCTTGAGCCTTTTTGAATAACATCTCCTTCTCAGGGTTCATGTCAATGTCAATGATAAAGAATCGACGGTCCATACCGGACTCCATCTCGAATCGACCCGGTTGAGTACCAGCCCATAGAGTATAGCGTGTAGTATATTCTACCCACCCTGCTCTCATAGCCTTCTTGACTCTACCATTATCAACGCTCGTTAGCATTTGATTTGTCATGTCAGTACTGTGGTCTTTTTTTGCGGCATCAACCAGTGAGGAAAACTCCTCAAACCCTAGGAAGCCACCGCACATTTCACGGGCCAACGGTCGGCCCATGATTTCACCTTCTTCATTTACTGACCCAAACATACCTGCTTCGGTAATAGAATTGGGTCCGATGTCTGTTCTGAAAGCCATACCTATCTCAGCATTCTCAGCACTAGCAAGTAACCCTGTTTTCGGTGCTAAAAATAGATTGATTAGAACCGACTTTCCTGAGCCTTTCATGCCTCTCATGAGAATATGTAGCCTAGTGTCTGCTACATGGCTCATAGGGGTGTATAACGGGGCCTTATCGTGCCTTAGAATACATGAGTCTATGGCAAACACTCCGTCTTCTCCAGTTGGGATGAACGGACAGGTGCCGCACTTGTTTAATCCATTAAAGATATGAGTACCGATTGAGCATAGGAATACAGGTATCTTATCTTCAACATCAATGTAGTGATTACGGTTCACATACTCTTGCATAGCGTTAAAGATATTCATAGTATCATCCCCACATGTGTTCGCTTGGTGATTCAGTTTGTGCTTTGCTCATGGCCTCCATGTTAACTGCTAACTCAGCATGTAGTTTTTCATGCTTGTCAACAAGTTTAGTGAAGTCCTTGACTATACCATTGTACTCACGCTTGAGTAGTTTCCTACCCATATATTTAGATAGGTACTTAGCAAGAGTCCATCCAGCCTCATCATCAACCTTCTTGTCGTCGTCGCAACCTGACATAACTATCTCCGCCTTACCGTAGCCCATCATATGTGCTATGTATGGGAATAACCATGTCGGCGGGGCGAAGAATAAATTATCTCCAAGGTCGTCATTAGTACCAAATACATAATTCTTTATGATACTAGGTGATAGTAAAGCGAATACTTCAGGGTCAAGAGCCTCATGTATTGTAGTACTTGATATGAAGTGTAAAGTTTTAGCACCTTGTTTTTGGAATAAAGCAACAAGGTCACGCACCACAGGGTATGTGTATATCCAAGTAGCCTTGCTACTTTCCGGTGGGAATAATTGTACGCTCGGCCAGTTAGTAATCATAACATATGCCACGGTTTTATAAGATTCATCTATCTCAAAGTAAATCTCCCATCCAACCCTCGCCATTTTAGGTGCGGCGTTAAATGCCATTTCGGTCAGGAGGTGACTCATTACTGTTGCGTCAGGTTCCCTATCACCTATGATAGTAGTACCTGCAAGTAATGATGCCATTCCGTATTCATTCTCGCTGAAGACAACCACCTTATCAATCTCAGGTAATGCTTCATCGGAGTATATGTCTATTGTATCGTGTTTCGTTCTCATGTTTTTCACTAATCCTTCGTCAGTACTTAACTGTTCCTCTATTAATTTTATTAATTTTATAGTCGTAGAATTAAATAATGCGTTAACTGCTTGGAGATTCTTCTAATTAATTTATTATGCTATAGGTATATTTACTATTATTATAACTAAGTATAATATAACTAAGTAATTAGTAAGCCCCTTGTATAAACACCTATAGCGTAATAAATTAATTACGCATTTATGCTCGCAGTATACCATTTTATTAATTCTGAGTCAACAAAAAGAATAAAATTAATTGCGGCAGGTTTATATGCTCAACCCCCGCATATGTAAAATCTTATCTTGTTCATTTGTTCTCATGCTATCTTTAATTTTTAATTTTCTACCTGTCACACTAACAACATTGGTGTTAAGTGCTGTTCTAACAAGTCGTTTAATGGTAGCAAAGGTTTCTTCACCATCCTTTTTATTAGTAGTACATGGGTTAATCAGTGAAAACAAATTATCATTACAGTCTTCTGCTGTCAATCGGTAGTACCACCTCGTACCTATGTCTATTATCTCAAGCCTACACCCATTGATAGGCAACAGTAGTGATGGTCTAAGCGTAACATTCTTGCTACGATATACGAATGGTTTTTTTATCGCAGCCTTGCGAGTAACATACCGTAAGTTTTCAACCATCACATCTATGTCAGACAGAAGTGATTGATTAAATGATTCAATATAATTAACTGTACCATCCTTATGATACAGTACAATGTACTCGGTACCGCTATCAATTACCTCCTTGGTAAATGAGTTTAGTAGCGTGTATATGGAAGGGGAATCGACATCAGGTGAGAATATATCCGCATTCACCGGCTCTCGGGGTAGTGGTTCGTCACTAAACAGTGCGTCAAGGTAAGACCACATGACACCTTTACCTATCATAGTGTATTTATCATATGGCCCACGGCCTACGGTAATAACTATGTGCGGTTTCTGTACCCACTGACCCTTATTGTTACGGGTATAGGGCTTGGTTGTTGTAAAATTGATGTCGGATAAATTGATTACTACGGGTTCACCGAGCATCTTTATTCCTCCACTCATTGAATCGCTGAACATTCAGTCCCCATAAAACAACTTCACGCCGTTCATGTCTAAGACCACTCCAGTGATTAACTAAACTAATTGACTCCACTCCTACAATGCTGGCTAACTGTGCGCCTATTGCGTTGCGAGATGGGAGCCATCTCATGTTGCTTCTATCGTCAGCAAGTCTGTCAAAAATCTCATAAGATGATAGTCCTTTTGGGTTAGCCAAAAGCATTTCTACCACCTTGTCTGCAAATATAACTCTCGTTGTTCTTCTCATAATATCACCTATTAAATTGGTTGTAAGTAAGAGCGGAGAGGGTTCCGAGAAGGAACGAAGCAAGTAACCTTGAGGAATCCATCTCGAAAGATGGTGAGAAACACAAAACCTCAGAACCCTACTCCATTATATCCTTTACCCACGCCACTATATCATAGTTTCGCCTTGTTCACCTCGACTAAACTAATCTTGGTTGAGCATGGGCCACATAAAGGCTCATACCGTCTTCCATCTTCAGTCTCCTTGTAATAAATTGTTGTTGGTTTTTTACTAAACATCATATGCACCCCCTTATCGTGAGGTATCTTGGCTAATGTGCCTTGCATAGAGCCTATAACATGACAGGTTTCACACTGTAACACGATAAACTCAATCAAATTATCCTTGGTGTTGATATAACCACCCTTGTTGGTATTCAAAATCACAACACATCACCCATCTCAGTACGCATACGGTCAGTGTTGTAGGTTTTACCCTCTTCCATCTGTATAGTATTCCATACATCTTCCAATTCATTCTCACGCTGATGGTCGAGTACAACCTTCGCCGCCTGAGTCAGCGTAATTGGTATTGTATTTCCGCTACTAATCACGACATACCTCAGTATATCCTTCGCTGCTTCTACTAATTTTCTATTACTCATCATGCTACACCCCTATACTTTTCTTCTTGCTGTTCATCCGTTAGATAAATACGCTCTAATTCAAGCATAACATCACGGATTTCATTACCTGCTTCGTCTAACCTAACTCGCTGCTCCCTGCTTGCCGTGGTAGCCTTGTCCCAACCGGCTCGCCAGTGGCAACGGGTTCTTGTTATCAGTTGTAGTGCTATCCTTAGATTTTGCACATCATCTTTCGCTTTCGTTTTTATGTTTCTGTTATCATACATCTATGCTCACCTCATATTTTATTCCGTATAAGTACTCACCATCGTCCCACCAAGGCGGTACTTCGGCTCTCCTGTACTTGACTCCGCCCTTGCTATGGGCTTTGGATTTATAATAGTTACGGTAGGCTACTACCGCATCATCGTTTCTATACTCATCAGGCATAGCCTGTGCGAATGGTGTTAGTCCTGTAGTGGTAATTAGATAACTCATGCAGCCCATGTGCAAGATAGGTCCGTAGCAAGCATGTTCTTTACCGAACCGCTTGCAGTACTGCTGGCCTAAAGCAACACCGTGTTGGTATAGCCATAGGAAATTGTTTAGTGAATCTCCAGTCCACACAGTACATGGGTGATTATGATAACCGCCCTTGTATGGCGTACCTTTCTGCGTTAGTGGCATCTGTTCATCGGTTGCACCGTGTCGGCGCAGGGCCGATGCCATCATCTGTGCTGTCTCGACTACCATCTTGGGTACTCTAACATCATCCATGTATTTTGCCGCTGTTATTGGGTTCTCATCTAGTATGAATATGTTCATGTCGCTCATCTCCGTTTTATTGTAGGGGGCTCACCTACTTATAGTCTCCGGTGGTCTAAAATACAGACACACTGGTCCCTCGAAAGCAACCATAATTCCCTGCGTTTCTTGAATCGCATAGGTGGCCTTTCTGTTGTACTCATACATGCCATCCTGTACCAAAGTAAATGCTAACATCTCCGTGTTGATTTCATGTACTATGCAACCTTCTGAATCCATTAGGTCTTGGGACATCAGGGCTGCTAAGTCTTCCTCACCCATCTTGCTATTTCTTGGAGGGTGGGGTAGTATCACAGTCCTCGCTTCATCATCCTCACCTTCGGGAATGTAAATTATCACGCCGGACATGGTAACTCCTCCAGCATTTTACTCATTTCAGATTCACGCTTCGGGTATCTTTGAACATAATCCAAAACACTAACCCCCATCTTTACAAACCATCCGTACCTATTGCTGTAATCAAATCCCTTCGCCATTACCTGTGCCTTACCTTTCCACCACTCACTACCAGTGAATGCGTACTCATGGTCTGCGGCTACAAGAATGTACCAAGTTTTTGAGGCACCGTGCCAGTAAAAATCCTTTTTATTCATATCAATTCCTCCTTATGCATTTATTATTCCATCCCATTTGTTGCCTTTACTCATATTGTCTACCGCCCATAGCGGTTGTAAATTGTTTAACGCCCAACACTTCTTGAAGTCAGGGTGTTCTGTTGAATCAAAGTTAAATGATGCAACTGGTCTTATGTGGTCTATGTGCCACTCACCCATGTTATCCCATGAAAGGCCATTCCTTTCTGTGAATTGTGATTCAAATTGCGACATCAGTTCTTCAGGTGTAAAGGATAGGTATTCCCATACACTTGATTTCTTGTTCCTACCTGAAATTACACCTCTGATACCAAGTCTAAATCTTGCACTAAGTCTCACCATAGGGCTGCTATCTACCCAATGCTGCCTTTGACAAGATTGAGAACAAAAAGTGATGTGTTTATTCCTTAATGTTGGCGTGAAGTATTCTTTACATTTCTTGCATTGAATATCTATCTTAGGTGGTCGCCTTGTTTCACGCCATTTCTTTTTGCGTTCCGTAATATATTCCCTATGCTTCTTTTGATATTCAGACTTTTTAATAGCGAGAGTTTCTGCATTTTCCTTTCTCCATTGTTTAGAGTATTCTGCTCGCTTCGCTTTCCTACACTCTTCACTACAAGTAATAGAATTAGAACGATAGGCTTCAAACTCCTTATTACAAACCACGCATTCCTTCATTCTGCAACACTCTCCATTAACCATAGCCCACGCTTGCACCCGCAGGTCTTGAACACTCTCAACAATCTATTGGCTACTTCTTCCAGCGTAATAGGTTGGTGGCAGTATTGGCAATTCATAATAATTTTATCGCTCATTTACTATCCCTCCTATCAACCTTCATCATACCGTTGGGTTGCCGGACCATGATTACCATACTGCCATCAGCAAACACGATACTCTGTCTAACAATTTCATTCATTCCTTTCCCTCCGTGTGTATTCTCCAGCACTCGGCCATAGCCCACTGGTACTT